AAGTGACCCTTCTCGTCAACCCCTAATTAATACCAATACCAATCTTCCACCACCTACCCCTCTCCTTATAGATATGGACGAGGACGACACACATACTATAACGGAATCTGAACTTGATGCTATGGAACTTGAGTTAGCTGACCACTCATGGGCAGAAGATACTGTAAACACAACATATGATGGTGATACTACAAGAGAAGATATCAGCGATGATGAAGGCGATGATGAAGACGATGACCCATTGAATACCGCATTCATTCTTGAGGAACCCGACGGTGAACTTTAAATAAGTAAACAAACATATATCAACAATTATGGTGGTTGATATATGGTAATATGGTTCATTAATTGCTATCACAGTAAACCCAATATTTGGGAAGATTTAATAACTGAAATGAAACGTCTATTTAGATCAAATCAACTCATTAATTACATAATTGAGCGTTGCAAATGTTTAAATGTGTAAATATTATTACTAGGAATACCCACCTGGCATTGCGAGTGCAACAGTCTCGTACGTGCGTAATCCGGATCCAAGTAATTTAGTATTAGCAGGATTTTTCATGTATTCTGTTGTAATAACTTCTTGGCGTTCCATCGGCGGGACGAACCCATTATTTTGTGTTGTTGAAAAGTAATTCACTGGGTTTTCACCCTTAGTTGATAGTAGCACACTTTTTCCATCTGGATGATAATTATATGTAGTCAGTTTCTCTGAAGTTGAATTAGTAGGGTATTCTCTGGGAAACATTAAATATGTTTTCTCGGTCCTTGCATCATATCCGTATTTCTCTAGTTCTAGTGAGTCGACCCATATACCAGCAGATTTATTTTCATACTCAAATATATAATCTATTTGGCTCACCAAAGAACCCATGTCACCCGTATATTTAATGGTTGCAAATGATATATACACGTTCTCGGTGTCAGTTTCGCTATTATTAAATGTTCCATGAACAGTATATTCTATAGTTACAGTTTGCTTTGTTATAGAATGTGTCAATACTCTTATAAGCTTAGCACCTAGAAGATCTGATCCAGATCTTACACCAGGTAGCTGATATATCGCTGGAAAACCCCCTAGTCCCTGCGGTGGATTTACGTTAGGAATTGTAGAAGTATATCCAATACCGTAATAATTTCTTGTCATATCCCATGGTTCATCCTGTCCTGGAATAGTATCGCCAGTAAGTTGGTTAAACATATTAATTCGTAGACCACGAATACCATACACGCTAGTAGATACAGGAGTTCCACCCTCTCTATATTCATCTACCCTTACTACAAATCTTGTTTCTGGTTTTGCATATGCAACCACTGACCATGTGAGCTGCGAAGTGGTCGAATTATCAAATATCTCCTCTGCCTTTACTACTTGTTGTCCACTAGGAAACACCGCACTGGTAATTGTGTTTCCATTGGATAAAGTATATTTTGTTTTATAGTTGTAACCATACACGCCTGCTTCCCGGATCATTGCGTTGTTCGGTGTACCTTTAAACCATGTTCCCGTATAGTTAGAGGTAGCCAAATATGTTGCAGTTATATTATCAGTGATGCGCGGTGTCTCAAGATCATACACAATATTATTTACATCGTCGCTCTTTCCGGTTACCTTAAATACTTTTGTCATATAATGATAATATACTTTGTTGGTTGCATCTTGTATATTTATAAGTTTTCTCCATCCGCCTGACTGCGTTCCTTGGAACGAGGAGGATGTCACCACAACAGATCCTTGTGCATTGTCTGCATATATTCCACCTGCTTCGTTATATCCAGTTATACTAAATCCCGGATACGCACTAAATCCGTTTTGAGCATCTAATATTTCTATCATTTTCATATTCGTAACAGCAATTAATGATTTAAACCTAAATGATCCAGATGTTTTGAACTCAATATCATCCCCATTCATTCTAAAATCGACTTTATTTGGAGCGTATATGGTTTCGTATGTAAAACTCTTGTTGTTTTGACCGCCCCCTTCACCAGTTATGCCTGCATCAGCAGTATACTTAAATGATCCCTGAAGCCATCCCTGCGTTCCAGATGATAAAAACTGATCAAGTGTAGCTCCAGTTAACATTGGATTAATTGTAGTGTTTCCATAAGTATATGTGTATGCTTTGTCGCTATTCACTCCAGCCTCATTAAATCCCACCGCAAGCTTATCTCTGTTTTGTGACGTAGGACCATTGTATGAATATGCGTTTAACCATGTGATATAATTTGCAAGTATTTCTTTATCTTTTCCTGTCACTGGAGGTTCAGAACTAGGACGCCCATCGAGAACCATTTGTGGGTATAATTTAAAAGAGTTGGCCGGATTTACATCAAACCAGTTTGTTAAGTACTCGATATAATATGGAGTTGTTGTGTTATTTTCAGGTTTAATAAATACACTATCGTATCCTGTTATTTCAAACGTATGTTTTGTAATTGCGCTTCGCTGTAATCCATTTCTTTGAGAGTATGCCTGAACCGTGACACGCCCACTTGAATAGTCAGCTTGATGCACTCTTAACGTTATATAGACGTGTTCGCCTTGTTTCTGTTTGTCTACAAACTCATTTGTCGTTCCCCAGTTATTTGTTGTCCAGTAGTGAACCGTCTGTTCTGGATCTGCTTTAGACAATAAAATAAACTCGATCGGACCTTTCAATCCGTTAACCAACTCGCTTGTATTTGTTCTATCTTGTTCTGTGGTCACTGCATTATAATAGTTTGTTTTTGTCATATTCTTAATGTCTAGGTTGGCAACATTAATATCATATGCGGTGGTTCCCGGATCTAATTTATTGTAGAACTTGTCCATAAATACTGGAGGAGGGGTTATTTCGTCGGAATAGAAGTTAACTGTGTTGCATGGAAGAGACGTATCATTTTGATTACTAGCATCGATATAATTTACACTTTTATACGGTGTTGGACAAGAAACCGCATTATTTCCTACACAACTAAACCCGAACTTATCTAAACACCCAGTTCTTCTATATATTGCATTTCGAGTGTAATCGTTCAACATAGTAGCTTTTGTGTTATATATGCGATTATAGCGTAGCTTACTATCATTATTATAGTTTACTATTGATGACATAATATAGTATATAATAACAAAAAATATGCATACATAAAACATGTCTTATTTTATGTATGATGAAATATAATTTATGTAGCAAATGCCAACCCGCAGTTTCCAGAAGCAAAATGCAGAACGTTATACATTTCTTGAAATATAGTGAGATCGTAATTATAATCGTACAATCTCCATGTTGGTTTATTAATGCCTACAAAATCTCCCGTGTCTGGGTCGCAAATAGCCAATGATTGTGCGTGTGGATCGAGCGGTGGAACGGTAGTATTAAGTTCTAATTCTATTTTGGTGACACTTGTTAGATTTGCTGCTCCAGATGGCTGAAGTTGAAATATAGTATCATTCGACGAAAACATATAACAGTACAGCCCGTCGATCGCATCGGATCCAGTTTTTGTATATTTTTCTAAGTAATTGAATGTTGTTTCTGGTAACAAGTTTTCTCTGTAGTTTCCATCAAATAATATTGCAGCACTTTCTAAGATTGCCTTCTGATTTTCTGGACGATAGTCCCCCGTGATATGCCATCCAGTGAGGTTTCCATTTGCATTCACGCCTGGGCCGATATAAAGTTGTTCAACCACATCACTATTAGAGTGTTTTCTAAAAATAGGATGCGTTGTATTCGATGAGGTGGTTTGTGTTTGACTAGATGCTCGGTATATTTCATAGGGTATGTAATTATACGGCCAGTTTGTTTTATTCGCCCACTCATTACGCATAAAAATATCGCTACGTTTTAAGAAAAACATGATGTTTGGTATCAGCCCTAGAGTGTCTAAATTAAACTTGACTGATCCAGCCACATTCTTTATGTTGTACTCTTTTACTTGCTTAATTAGATACTTTTGTTCTCTTTGAAAAAATACCCTTCTTTCTTCATCTGACAAAAATCCATAAGTGCACATCAAATGAACATCTGCGTTCCATAGTGTTCGCGTGTCGTCATACGAATCAGTAGTTAGTTTCACATCTGGTGGTGTTTGTAGAAACCTGTAAAATTGCATATGAGTTTGATTGAAGTTGGGTGCAACATACGGATAATTATGCAGGTTATCAATGACATCTCTGATTTTAAATATTTGCTGTATTGGTCGGAATGTTACATGAACAAACAGTTCATTATATTGAAGGCTTGCAAGGGGGACTGCATTTTGCGATTTTAGCGAAAACCATGCATTAAGTGGAACAACAAGTTGTCTTCCGCGTATCGATGGTTCTGCCCCATTTTCACTGTCTGTATAGAATGCATTTGGGTATGTGTTTACGCGTGCTCCAGAGTTTGCAGGATCATTCATTTCTGGCACATGTCCTATCATTCTGTAAAAGAGGTCTTGTTTTTCTTTTGGAAAGTCTCTCTGGACCACAGATAAAATATATTCACCTGAATATTCTTGTAGAGTATAATTTCCGCAGGTAATGCTTACTTGTTCAATCATCATTGCTCCTAGGTAGTCGATCCATTTATACTCATATGGAATCCACCGTCCAGCATTGTCAACCGGATCTGTGCTGTTTGTAGTTGGCGGCATAATGGGAGACCAAATGCTTGGCATATTTATAGACACATATGCATCCATTAAAAGATCGGCGTGTCTTGGTATTTTAAACGACATCTTTGATTGCTCATTTAGTCTGAGGCTTTTTGATCCATTGAAATCGACCCTAAATTTTTGCATAGAAAAATCAGTGTATTTACTGTATGCAAACTTGAAGAATGATTTTGTTGGATTACCTGTTAATATATTTCCAGCCTTTCCTTTGGCTTTTAATTGCATTAGTCCACCAGGCATAGTATATGACTAAGATGACTTTTAAACTTATTATAACTAGAGATATTAATGTATTATGTTTAATATGATTGTATATTAGATAGTTAGTTATCGGCGTCAGATTGTTTCAATCATTTCATTTCATTTAATTCAATTACATAACTATTCATAAATATAAATCTATTTGTACTGTAATATGGATAGTTCACAAAATACGAATGATATGTTAGGGGGTGTTATAGACAAGGTAAAAAACGTAAAGGAACAATCTATTGTCATTATTCTTGCTATTATGATAGTAGGCATTATCGTGTCTCTGGTTATATTCTACTATCGAATTTTCACTTTAGAAGATAGAAAGTGTGATCAATACGACGAAATGTATCCATCTGTTAATTCGCATATGAGATCAATTGACAATTCAGAAAGTTTTAAGTTTATGTTTAGAGATTACTATATTAAGACGGCTGCAAATTGCTGTAGCACCGGAAAGATTAAGAACTCCATGGTATCTACATGTGGATTACGCAACGTGATAAAGGATGGTGTCCGCGGACTTGATTTTGAGATTTATTCAATGGATAATCAGCCTGTTGTTGGAACATCTACTCTTGATAAATACACTGTTAAGGAAGTATATAATAGAGTATACTTTAAAGATGCACTAGGTGTAATTATAAATTATGCATTTTCTCGGGGAAGCTGTCCAAATCCAGATGATCCAATTGTCATTCATCTTCGTTTTATGAGCAATAATCGAGAGATGTATGAAAACATGGCAGACATATTCAAACAGCACGAAAATCGACTTCTTGGAAAGAAGTATAATTTTGAAAATAACTACGAAAACTTTGGCGAGACACCGTTGTTACGTTTGAAACAAAAGATTATTATTGCAGTATGTAACACGAATAAGTTTTATAGAGATGTAAAACCATTTTATAAATATGTAAATGTCGCAAGTGGATCAATGTTTATGAGATATTTAACGAATACTCAGGTCCGCAACGTTCCTAGCGTTGCAGAATTAATTAAATATAACAAACAAAACATGTCTATTGTGATACCCGACCGAGAACTAGACAGTCCCAATCCAGGAAGTGTTGCGTCGCGAAAAATGGGGATCCAACTAGCCGCAATGCAGTATCAAAAAAATGATACATCTCTACAAGAAATAAGAGAGTTCTTTAATCGTGCAAATACTGCGTTTGTATTGAAGCCCGAGAACTTAAGGTTTGTTCAAAAATACATTGCTGCCCCAAAGAAACAAGATCCCAAGTTGTCATTCTCTACAAGAAGTGCACATGCACAGGGAATGAAGTTCGATATTTAGATGACCGAATATTTGTATTATATATTATTTTCACTCACTAATATATACTACACAGACGTATTTATTATAAAATATGAAATCGAAACATCCTACATGCGACAGTAAGATGACTTATTCTGAATGCGAACTTACTATATTACGCAGTGCCGTAGATAAGGCGGACGAACAAAAGGGCAAACGTATAGTAAACTCGCCAGAAGTCCAACGCATGATCCAAATAGTCGAAAAGTTTTTACAAAAGAAAGAACTCATTTGCTACGGAGGAACAGCAATTAACGCACTTCTTCCAAAACAGGCACAGTTCTACAATAAAGAGACTGATTTAGCAGACTATGATTTTTTTAGCACCAACCCAGTTGAAGATTCAAAGGAATTGGCTGATATCTTTTCCAAGAATGGGTTTGACGAAGTGGAAGCAAAGTCTGGGCAACATCACGGAACATACAAGGTATTCGTTAACTTTATAGGTATGGCGGATATTACCTATCTACATAAAGATATATACAAAGAACTCAAAAAAGATGCGAAGAAGGTAGATGGCATATACTACTGTCCGCCTAATTATTTGCGAATGTCGATGTATCTAGAACTGTCTCGGCCAGAAGGCGATGTTGGTCGATGGGAAAAGGTATTGAAGCGACTTACTTTATTAAACAAATATCATCCATTAAATATAACAGAATGCAAGGCAGTGGAGTTTCAACGTGCACTTTCAAAACAACACGAATACACGGAAGATGAATCTGAAAAAATATACAATACGGTAAGAAAGACCCTTATTCAAGAAGATGTGGTGTTCTTTGGTGGTTTTGCAATTTCTAGTTATTTAGATTACATGCCAGCTAGCACAAGACGTAAACTTCAGAAAATACCCGATTTTGATGTGTTTTCGGAATCGGCAGAGACAACTGCAAGAATTGTTTATGAAAGGTTGAAAGACAAAGGCGTGAAAGGTGCGAAAGTAGTTAAAAAAGAGTGCGTTGGTGAAGTGATTTCTGCACATTATCAAGTCATTGTTGGAAATAATGATACAGTAGCGTTTATTTACGAACCAATGGCTTGTCATAGTTACAATAAAGTCCGAATTAACAACTTGTCTGTGAAGATAGCTACCATTGATACAATGCTAAGCATGTATTTGGCATTCTTATTTTCAGGTAGAAAATACTATGATCTCAATCGTTTGTTATGTATGGCTAACTTCTTATATAAGGTTCAAGAGAGAAACAGACTGCATCAAAAAGGAGTGTTAACGAGGTTCAGTATTAATTGTTATGGATATCAGGAAACTATAGAAGATATGAGATCTGAAAAAATGAAAATGTTCGAAAAACTCAAGTCTGATCGCGGATCAAAAGAATACGAAGAATGGTTTCTAAAATACAGACCTTGTGATAAAATGAATACTAAAAAAACTCAAAAAACAAAAAAACTTAAAACGAAAAAGACGAAAAAGACGAAAAAGACGAAAAAGACGAAAACGAAAAAGACAAAAACGAAAAAAAATCAGAAAAATAAAAAGTGATTTACACGCAATAGTGCTGAATAAACAGTGTGTATATATCTTCTAAAATCAGACGCGTTGCTTTTCCTATAAAAGATGCCAATATGTCGTCTCCCATGTTTTTTGTTAAGTGCAATATCATACTTATCAAATAGCCAAATATCACGATTAACCATTGTTTCACTTTATTTTGAGCTCTCACTATCAATGGCATATTATCTTTAAAACAACACATCTGGGTTGGTATTCCTGTCATAAAAAAATTATGAACGTCAAGTGTCCCGCCTAGAACACGATGTATATTATTTGATTCGTTTTTCACACTAATCGTAGATGCAAGTGTGCCTATATTTGTGTAGTTAACAAGCGAAATACATAACATTTTTCTATCTTTCTTCTCCTTAAAAAAATAGGGTTGTTGCCCATCGATATATCTTCCATGTCTTGCAATGTTTTTATCAATGATAAAAGGAATATGGGCTGATCTTGAAATACACTCAAATACATCTTCGTTTGATTTATATACACAACGGACACGTTGCTTACATCGTTTTACATCATAATATGTTATAAAAAGACGGTTATTTAAAAGCTTATATAAGTTATCGTCGCTCACATCTGTAATTATTTGGAATATATCATTTAATACTTCAAGTGTTCCGTCTCGTTTGAATATGTCTAGTCCTCGACGATATATTTCCTCAAACAAGTCAAGACGCCCTATGATATATAACAGCGAACATATTGTGCTAATGCTGCATGCCGAAAATCTACGCAGTTTTATCATATTTTTTTCTTCCATTTCTTTCAAAAAATAGAGTATTCCTACAACATATGACCCATTAAATGCACCTCCTTCTACAATTAAATCCATATTCATTGTTTTTCCGCTGTGAAATAAATCTTTTGGCATTGTTTCAAGTAATCTTAATATGTAATTTTTTATCATTTATAAGATATTAATAGAGTGTTTATACTATACAATGTGTAGCTACCTTGTATAGTGATAAAAATGTAGGTTAAAATACTTATTGTGACAATAACTATACTAGAAATCTGTAAGTTATTGTTGTTTATTACACATAGAGTGACTTTTGTTACATAGTTTTTACTTTTTATGAGGACATGTATCGCAAGGATCTGTGAAACATTTATTCGTTTCCCTGTGTGATAGATATTCCATTTTTTGCTTTTTGATAGATTCCATACTACTGAGTTTTCTTTCACACGTACATCCATCGCATGGTTGATATTTCATAGCTACATACGTTGCCCCTGCTCCAATAATTGCCCCAGCACTAATTGCGCCTAGTTGCTGTTTTGATTTTTTGTCCATTCTATGTATTATGCACAAAAAATAATTAATTCTGTAATTCATAGTTGATTTACGCGTATTTTACAACACGACGAAGAATAAATATAATAAGTGCAATAAGAATACTGTTAAACATGATACCATATGTATTTATATTGTAGTCTTCCCCGAATAAACCAGGTATAAGTCGACGTTCGTATTTTTTAAATGCTGGAAGCTGAAACAAAAAATAAATGATCATGGCTATAAGAGGGGTTTGTATTTCCTCGTAAATATCCTCAATTGCAAGCTGTTTTTCGATTATAGTCTCTCTTTCCCTGGTAATATTTTCTGTTGTTTGATAGTCTTTAATATAATCTGCGTTTTCATGTTTCGGGATATAATTTGCGGTGACTTCTACGTCAGCAGCAACTCTACTTTCATTAATTGGGATATCGCGTGTTGGTAATTCCGTGCTTTTGGTCTTCGCCATTTTTTGTATACCAGAAACAAGTTCCGCGATTGTAGATTGTGATAACTCAAGACCTCCATTTTCTTTTTCAAGTGAAGGTTGTTGCGGAGATGGCTGGGTATTTGAAACTACACGGTTCTGTTCTGTTGCGGTTAGCTGTATGTTGCCACCTACACTTCCACCCCCTGCAGGATCTGTCGGTAAAGAAGAAATGTTAGTTGCAGAACTCATACTATCTTATTAGATAGATTGTATGCAAGATTTACGCAAGACGACTAAATAAAATACTATAGCTACTTAATTATACTAACTTATAGTTTTCTTGATTTTTTTTTATTTTTTCTTCTTTTCGATAATGTTTTTTTTCGTTTACCTCCTGTCGTGTTTGCAGTATTTGCATTTATTTCATGAGAACGATTTATTCCTCTTGGATAGTTAGTCTGGATCCATTCGGGGGTTATTAGTGTGCGTGTAATAGGATTTGTTCGATGACGCTGTATCCACGTGCGTAAGTTTTCTCTGTCATAGCAATAATGCGTGCTATCTTCAAGTTTGACAGCACGTTCATTAGATAATGGTTCGTATGAAATATGATCGATTATTATTCCATCTTCTTTATCACAATCCTGATAATCTTCGGGGTTCATCATAGGTATGGGTACATCTAACATTGCTGGTCGTAACTTTTCAAGTATACTCGCGTTCTGTCCATAACGAACCGCAATATCGTAAGCTGTAGTCCCATTGCTGTTTACCCTCATTGCATCAGCACCATATAAAAGAAGTGCATCAACAATTGGTTCTACTTCGTTAATATATGGGCTTTGTTGTGAAGTACCTACTATAGTCATAAGAGGCGTATATTCCGAGTCATCTTGTGAATCAACTTCAAATACACCTTCCCCCATTTCAGGATTAGCAAGTATGCGTAGTATACGCAAACGCTTTCCTATATTGTCCGCAATAACGCCCTGTGGTTCAAACGCAAACAGTAATGATAAAGCCGTTTGTTGATAATTATTTTTCATTGATTTGTCTGCTCCAAAATATAAAAGCATTTCAATCATATACACATCAACATTTTTGCATGCTATCATAAGAGAGGTTGTTCCTGTTGGATCATCACTTGCATTTACGTCGGCGGGCACATCGTCATAGGTTAATAATACTTCGGCAATATCATTGTATCGCATCTCTACTGCAGTCATTAGTGGCGTGTAATCATTCATTGGATTAGTTGAGTTTATATCCGCCCCCCGGCTGATCCAATACCTAATCTCATCAACGCTCACATCAGCAACCGCATCGTGTAACATATAATTTGCATCCGATCCCCCATTTTTACTATATTTCGTTCTAGTGTTGGTCTTTTTTTTTATAGACCGTTTTCCCTTTTTCGATTTCGATTTCGATTTCTTACTAGAAGACATATAATAGAATATATATTATACTATACACAGATTGTATTTTGTATTCACAATATTATTCATTATTATATTTCTAATTATTCATAAAAATATAATAATGTGTCTACATCTCAACTGAACGAACATCTTTTTTACATTTTACGCTTTTTGCCTTAAATGTATAACACTTATTCCCTTGCTGAAAGGTATTTCCGTCAATCTCGCCCAGTTCAGGTGCTTTGAAAATAATACAGTTTCGCTCTTTACAAACTACTCTAAACATAGTAGCCAATCCAAATCCTAGAATTGCAGACATAATATGTTTTCCAGTTTCTGATTTAAAAAATTTTCCTAGTTCCATGTGAATAAAATGGAATGGTTATATGAATATATATATTAACATATAATTATTCATACCCGATTTATCTCTGTATAGGATAGGGTTGTATTTTTGAAGGATCACTTGGACAAGTCGTTTCTTTACCTTCGTAAACATAGCAGTTATCTGCACGGTCTTTGTATTGAACTCGCATCATATTATCTGGAGTAGGGTAAACAAACACCTCATGCATGTCCGCACCCCACAAGTAAACAAGAAGAATTCCAAACGCGAAACTTATTAAAAATGTTTTTAGAGATAGATGACCACTAATCATTCGTCCTATATTACTATAGTCCGATAAATTAATTTATATTCCTATTCCTCTACTTCCAACGACACAGATTCTTCTTCATCAGGTTTGGCATCCTTGTTGTCATCAACTCGATACTGATCAATGTTCATAATACATGCGATTACATCATTGTTTTCTGCATGAAGTGCCTTTATTGCGGTATCTCGGTTACACTCGGTTTGCTCCATAATAGTTTGCACATCCTCTTCACTTACGTTTGTAGATGATTGAACAGGAACATCGTCACACTTGTGACTATCAATGTTCATGATACAGGAGATTACATCGCCACCCTCCTTTCCGAGTGCATTGATTGCGGTAGCTCGGTTACACTCGGTTTGATCCATAATAGTTTGCACATCCTCTTCACTTACGTTTGTAGATGATTGAACAGGAACATCATCACACTTGTGACTATCAATGTTCATGATACAGGAGATTACATCGCCACCCTCCTTTCCGAGTGCATTGATTGCGGTAGCTCGGTTACACTCGGTTTGCTCCATAATAGTTTGCACATCCTCTTCACTTACGTTTGCAGACTGTTGGTTTCCAAGAGCTTTATTCAAATCAATCTGATTGGACGGCGGTTGGTTTGTATATTTATGAATCTGTGATGAATGTGGTGCGAACTCTAATGCACATGCAAAAGAAGCAGGACTACGCTCATGGTCGTTTATAACCAGATCCATTTGAACCTCGTGTTGACCAATAAACGAAAATATATTTTGAACGCTTTGTGTGTCAATGTTACACATGTTCTCTGGTTGTTTAATAATCAATCGTGGTTTATCAATTACAACATTAACGACAGCAGGATGTTTGTCGGTATCTTCTATAGCCTTTTTGTCTTCTTCTGTCAAGAGATGTTTGATGGCCTTCATCTTATGAACAAGTTGTCTGTTAATCTCAAAAATACGCGACATATCGCGACGCATTTTATCAACTGATGCCTGTGACTCGGCCTGCACCTGTTGCACATCTTTACGCAGCATTGTCTCGCGTCGGAGTTCACCCATCTCGGCCATCTGTTGGTTTCGCATGCTTTCTATAAGGGCGGTCTGGTTTAGTACCTCGGGTTTGTTTTTTATATCTCCAGGTGCATAGTCTGCAAGGAGATCATCAATATCCTCTAAGAAAAACTTTTTTGCAGAAGAAGACTGCATAATGTGATCCACTGTAATATTCATATCGGGGTTACATGTAGGATTGGGGGCATGTTCCAATAACTTCTTCTTATCAAAAGTGTTATGATTGTGTGAAAACACAAGAATAGACTTCAATGGATCAAACTGAATAAAGGGGACGGTATACCCCTTTAAAAAATCTTTCTCTTCTGCCAATGCCTTGAAATCATCATACTTAGTTTCCTTGAGGAGTTCTCGCTTAAATGCAAAGGTGCCTGCAGTGGCGTGGTTGTCAGAGTAAGGGCCGAACCTGTACATTTGCTGCACGTGTTTGAAATATAAGAATAGCACGGTTGATCCGCCAGCCATTACTTTGGGGTCTGACATAAGCTTTTCTACGGCGTGACTAATGCGATCGGGGGGGTAGTAATCGTCGTCATCTTGGTATACGATAATATCTCCCTTACACTTTTCGTGCATATAGTTACGCTTTCTTCCTAAAACCATCTGTTTCTCTTCTCTAAAGTATTTTACTTGAGGGATATCTTTCACCAAGTCTTCAATGCAGTCTGTTCCGTCATCCACAATAATCCATTCCATTCTGTCTTTTGGGTAATCGTATTCTTTGAAACATTGGATTGCCATAGGAAAGAATGGTCGGCGATTATAGGTAGGTGTGCAAATACTTACAAATGGTAGCAAATCGCCATCATCCTTTTTTTTAGTATTGCCCCCTTTGTTCTTTTTGGTTGGTTTTTTTCCCATGCTATAGTTATATAAATTATGATATTTTTAAGTAATTAACTTAAATATCATATTATCTATTATCTAGAAATATTGGTTACGTGTTGTTTATTACATTACACCCTTGAATATTTAAAACGCCGTTTTAACTAACAAGGGTTTGGGTCTGAACCCGGTAAAATCAATAGTAAGGAGTTTCACCCTACGATGGCCCAACTGTAAATCCAACTTAAGTATCAGCG